GAGCTGCTGGTCGAGACGCGCGAGGTGCTGTCGATCCGCCGCCTGTGGCGAGAGGATGTCCCGGGGTACCAAAAGCAGATTTGGTTCTCGCACAAGAAGTTCCTGCCGGGGCTTGGTTTCTACGGATGGGGGTTCCCGCACGTCATTGGCTCGCTCGGTGAGGCGGCCAGCGGGGCGGTTCGCGCGCTACTCGATGCGTCCCTGATGGCCACGGTGCAGGGCGGGTTCCGGGCCAAGGATGGGATCAAGAAGGGCGAGGCCCTGACGATCACGCCGGGGCAGTGGAAGGACGTGGACGCGACGGCCGAGGAGCTGGCGAAGACGTTCTTCACGCCGCCGTTCCGGGAGCCGAGTCCGGCGCTGTTCCAGATGCTTCAGATGCTGGTGGCCGATGCGCGGCGGTTTGCGTCGATCACCGAGGTTTTGGTCGGGCAGGCCAGCAATCGCGCACCCGTCGGCACGACGATTGCTCTGATCGAGCAGTCGATGAAGCTGTTCAGCGCGATCCACAAGCGCATTTTCGCGGCGGCGCGCAACGAGTTCTCGCAATTGGCGGCGCTGATTCACCGCTACGCGCCGTATGACGAGTACCCGTATCACCTGAACGGTGAGGCGAAGCAGGCGTTCAAGGCCGATTTCGACGAGCGGGTGGACGTGCTGCCGGTCGCGGACCCGAACATTATCAGCTCGGTGCAGCGTATTGCGCTGGCTCAGGCCGTGCTGGAGCTGATGGGATCAGACCCCAGCATGTACGATCCGGAGCAGCGGGCGGCGGCGCATACGGAGATGCTGAAGGCTCTGAAGGTGCCGTATGCCGACAAGATCACGCCGAAGGTCCCGAAACCGCACTACGTGGATCCGGTCACAGAGAATGCGTTGATGATGGTGGGCAAGGGTGTCCGGGCGTTTGCCGGACAGCTTCATGACATGCACATCATGGCGCACCAGAACATGGTCATGACGGCTCAGGGCACGCTGCCAGCAGATCAGTTTGAGCCCATCTACCAGAACGCGATGGCGCACATCCGCGAGCACATGGCTTTGGCGATGATGGAAGTCGTCAGTGGCCAGATGATGCAGGCGGCCGGAGTGCCGATGCCGCCGATTGACATCCTGAACAACGATGAGGACATGCCTCCGGAGCTGGAGCAGGCGATCACCGTGGTTGCCACGAAGTTCCTGCCGCCGCCCCCGCCGCCGCCGCAACAGCAAGGTCAGCAGGATGATGGTGCTGCCCAAGATGCCGAGGTGCAGGCCAAGATCGAGCGCGAGACGGCGGCATTCGTCGCCAAGCAGGCTCAGGATGAGGAGCGGCACAAGCAGGAGCTGCGGCGGCGGGATGAGCTGCACGCGCAGAAGCTCAAGCAGATGGACGATGAGACGGCCGCTCGGATCATTCGGGAGAACGCGGACGCGATTGCACGCCGTCGCCAGATGGAAGCGGAATGGGTGCGAAAGATGGCGATGGAGGGCCGTCGGGATCAGATGAAGACCCGGATGGCTCTCAAGGCGGCCGAGCAGAAGTCGGCGCTCCAGAGCAAGAAGGGCAAGCCATGAGCGCGAGTGCAGCGGAAGTTCGCAAGGCGCGGTCTTTCCTGTTTGCGCACCACAGGAAGGGGTTTGGCATTTCGCCGAGACAATTCGCTTCTGCGGCGCGCGAGCTGAGCGTATCGTTTCGTGAGCTGTTGAGGTTCATTGCGATCCTCTACAGCAAGGGGCAGGGGCAGCAGGCATTTCGGCTGGACAACGTCCGGCGCATTACCGGAAAGGAGAAGAGATGAACGCGAAAGATCGAAAGATGAGTGGCGGATCGTGCGGTCACAAGGGGACTCAGGGCATGGGCCGTGGTTCGCCGAAGGCCAAGGGCACGCAGGGCAACGGCTCTTCGAGCCCGAAGGCCAAGGGCGTGCAGGGTCGGGGCTGAGTGGCAGAGCTTCCGATGCACATCGCTGTGCTGCGTCGAGTGAGGAGCGACGTAGCCAGCGAGCGACAGAAACACCTTGAACGCATGGCCAGCGGCGTTCCCGGGGAGGAGTATCACAAGCTGGTGGGTCGCGCGGCCGAAGGCAAAAAGATCATTGAGTACATCGACGATCTGGAGCGGCGGATCAATCGCGGCGACGACATTGACGAGGAGGATGGTGATGGTGAGTAGCGCGTTGAGAAAGGCCCTGCAAGAGTTGCAGGAGCAGGACATGCTTGATCCGGCAGATTTGCCGTTCAAGGTGATGTTCTGGCGGCTGGTGGTGGAGCCGATGAAGCCACGTGCGGAGTCGGACGGTGGGATCGTGTTGCCTGATGAGGTTCAGGACGCGGATCGCATTCGGACATCCGTGGGCCGCGTTTTGCAGGTTGGCAGCATGGCATTCAAGGCTCGCACTCAGGCCGGGTTGCTGTTGAGCGACGAGCCGAACATTCCGAAGGTGGGTGACTACGTCCTGCACGAGCGGTACGCGGGTCAGGAGATCGACCTTCGCAACGGCCGCAGCGTTCGCGTGCTGATGGACACAGAAGTCCTGATGCTCGTGACCGATCCTGAGAAGATCAAGCATTACATCTGACACAGCCGGAGGGCTGGAGGAAAACATGGGGACGCGAGGCGAAGACTACATTGATCCGTCACGGCCAGACGTGATCGCTGATGATCGGCAGGCCGAGGTGGTGTCTATTGCCGACGATGACGGCAAACAGGCAGCTCCTGCTGTGGATGACAAGCGTGAGCAGCGCGCGGTGCATACCGACACGGATGACGAAGAGTCGTACTCCAAGAAGGTTCAGCGTCGAATCAACCGCGAGATTGCGCTGCGTCGGCGGGTTGAGCAGCGGCTGAACGAGCAGACTGCCGAGACGATGGAGCTGCGGGAGCGGCTGGCGAAGCTGGAGCGTGCGAGCCAGCAGTCGGCGACTGGCGCGCAGCTTGCGGCTCAGGTGTCTGAAATCGAACGCAAGATTCAGGAACTGCGGGCCAAGCTCGAAGTAGCGATTGAGCACGGCAAGACGACGGAGCAGCTTGATCTGAACATCCAGCTTGCAGACCTTGTGGCGGATCTGAAGCTCGCGAAGTTCAAGGCTGAGCAGAGCAGGGAGGCTGCTGAGCAGCCGAAGCCGGAGCCAAACCGAGAAGAGCGCCCTCCGGGGGTTGTGGACGATTGGATTCGGGCCAACAAAAAGTGGTGGAATCTCAGTCGTTTCCGTGATGCTAGGGCTGATGCGATCACAATCGACAAGGAGATCATGGCCGAGATCAAGGCTGGCGAGCTTGATTTCGAGCTGTATTCAGAGGAGCATTTGCGCGAACTGGCTTCTCGGCTGAAGCAAGCCTATCCGGAGCTGGACGTGCGGGATTCGGATGGGCAGCCGGTGAATGCGGAGGATGAATTGGATCAGCGCGTGGACATTGACGATGAGCGGCCGACGCCTAGCCCGAAGCGGTTTGCGCCGGTTGGCGGCATCAATCGCTCGGGGCGTCGAGACAATTCCGAGCGTGCGGCCGTGGCGGCGGGGCGAGTTCGCCTGACGAATCAGGACTTTGCCACGATGCGCATCTTCGGGCTCGATCCGAACAACGACGAGCATCGCAAGCGTTTCGCGAAAGAGCGCCAGCGCACCATCCTTGCCGCAGGAGGCCGTTCATGAGCACGTCAGAACATGAACTAGCGGAATACATCCGCCGCACCGAGCGCAAGATCGCCGCAGCGCAACGGTCCAAGACTCACAAGCGCACGCCGAAGAAGAAGCAGACGCATTACGTCGCTCATTCGGACGTGCATGATCAAAATGATTCTGCTCGTCAGGTCGATACGGTGGACGACATCGACCGTGACAGCGAATTGCCGACGACGTGGAGACGCCCCAGCATGCTCGACGCGCCTCAAGCAAGGCCCGGATACGTGCTCAAGTGGGTTCGCTACCGTGCAGGCAATGCCGAGGATACGGACAACCTTGAAAAGAGGATGTCCGAGGGTTGGCGTCCCGTGCGCAAGTCCACTGTGAAACGGGTACATGAACTGACGGCCGACCTCCACGGGAAATACGGGCAGTACATCGTCAAGCGAGGTCTGATCCTCATGGAGCTTCCGGAGAAGCTGCATGCCCAGCGCATGGCGGCGTATCAGGAAAAGCTCGCAAGGATGACCGAGAGCATCGACAGGAATCTGTTCAAGGAGAACGACCCGCGCATGCCGTTGCTGAAGCCGGTCCGGAAGACCCGCGTCACGACGCGCGCGAGCCGTGGGAACCTTGCGGCAAGCATTCCCGACGATGAGTGACACAACCCTTAACTAATTCAGGAGACGACTCATGTCTACAAACGTTAGCCGTCCTGCTGGATGTCAGGTGGTTCGCCATCTGACGGGTGGTGTAATCCGTGCGAACCGCCATCACATCGCATCCGGCCTCGCTCAGAACATCTTCCGTGGTGATCTGGTGATTCCGACTGTGACCTCGAAGAACATCACGCTGCAAGCCGCGGTGGGTGATCGGGTGATTGGCGTTTTCGACGGCGTTTCGTACATCGCTCAGGCGGGAGACATCATCTTCTCGCCTCGGTGGGTGTCGGGCACCACGGTCCAGACAGGCACTGTTCCAGATGCGTTCGTGTACGACGATCCGCGACTGCTGTTCGAGATTCAAGCCTCGGGAGCATTTGCGCTGGCGGACATTGGCGCGCTGGCCAATCCCACTTTTGCAGTCGCGGGCAATGCGCTCACGGGGCAGAGTGGGCAACAGCTTGACTCGGCCACCATCGGCTCGGGTGCTGTGTTCAAGATCTACGATTACTCGCGTCGGGCTGACAACTTTGTCAACACGAACGCGAAGCTGATCGTGGCGCTGAGCCTGCACTACCACGATGGCGCGATGACAGCGATCTGACCGACTGAACCTACAGGAGACACTGCAATGATGAATCGCAGCGATTTCCGGAAGCAGCTTCAGGAAGGTCTGAACACTGTTTTCGGTCTTGAGTACGAACGGCACCCGGAAGAGTGGCGTGACATCTACGATGTCGAATCCTCGCAGAAGGCGTACGAGGAAGACGTTCTGATGTTTGGCCTTGGTGCCGCGGCGGTGAAGCCGGAAGGCGCGCCGATTGACTACGATGATGGTGGTGAGTCGTTTGTGGCTCGCTACCAGCACGAGACGATTGCGCTCGGCTTTGCCATCACCGAAGAGGCGGAGGAGGACGGACTGTATGGCTCGATTGGAGCCAAGATGTCCCGAGCCCTCGCGCGTTCGCTGATCCATACGAAGGAAGTGAAGGGGGCCGCTGTATTGAACAACGGCTTCAACGCTAACTTCCCGGGTGGTGACGGCGTCGCGCTGTTCTCGACGGCGCACCCGCTGGCGGGCGGTGGCACGTTGTCGAACACGCTGGCCACGCCTGCCGATCTGTCGGAGGCTGCTCTGGAGGAGATTCTGATCCTCATGGGCGAGTGGACCGATGATCGCGGCATTCCGATCCGCGCGCAGGCCGTTAGGCTGATCGTGCCGACCGAGCTTCAGTTCATCGCGACCCGACTGTTGATGACTCCGTATCAGCCTGATACCGGGGACAACAACATCAACGCGATGTACAAGCTCGGCTCGATCCGAGATGGCTTTTCCGTCAATCATCGTCTGACGGACCCGGATGCGTGGTTCATCAAGACGGATGTTCCGGACGGCATGAAGCACTTCGTTCGCAAGGCCGTTTCTGGCGGCGTCGAGGGCGACTTCGAGACCGGCAACATGCGATACAAGAAGCGCGAGCGGTACAGCTTTGGCTATACCGACTGGCGCGGAATGGTCGCAAGCTCCGGGGCCTGATCGCAGGCAATCGAGTGGGGCGGGAGGCAGTACCTCCCGCCCTTGTCTGAAAGTGAGGGCAACGTCCCTCGGAACTAGGAGACACGTACATGGCTCGTCGAAACAACATTTCTCGCGCTGATCAGCTTCTGAGCGGTCGCGCGTATGCTCCCAACGCCCCGTTCTCGGGGTCGATTCCCGGTATTCTTCGGTCGCACCTGATGGTGGTGCGCTGGGGCGCTGGATCGCTTCAGGGGTTCACGGCCCCCACGGCTGCGGCTACCAACAATATCTGCGCGGCGCAGGCGATCTCTGGCGCGGTGAACGCGAACATCAACGGTTCTCTGGCCTCTGGCGGGGTGGCGACGCTGGATGTCCCTCGCAGCCTCCAGATGGCCTCTTCCAACGCGGGCGATACCACGCAGACGGTGACGGTTCGTGGTACCGACACGGTCGGCCGCGCCGTCACTGAGACCCGCACGCTCAACGGTACGACGGCGGTGAACTTCCAGAAGGCGTTCAAGACCGTCACGCGCGTTTCGGTGTCGGCGGCGATGACCGGCAACCTGACGGTTGGCACGAACAATCGCCTTGGCGTTCCGGCGCGGATTCGTGTCGGTGACGTTCTGCTGCTCAAGGTCAACGATGCGGTGCCTGAGGCTGGAACGATTGTGGCCGGGGACACGGCGACGCCGACGGCGA